CAGCAACAATAGTTTGTTGTACGTTTATTGTAAGTATCTTCATGTATAATATAAACGACAGAAACAATATGGCAAAAAACATTGAAGCGGCTATTGCCAAAGGTGTTGATCCAGTTTCTGTTAAGTGTGCATATGAAACAAACATGAATGCAATCTGTATAACTTACGCAGCCACGACTAAAAAATGACAAGTGAAGTAGATAGAATTTTTAGAGAATTGAAACAAGCCGCATCGCAAATTGGTGGTGATGCCCCAGTAAAATACCGTGTTTCACGGAGACGCGGTAGAAAGAAACGTAGCTTAAACTCTTGGACTTATGACGCAATGGATATGAATATGAATGAAATGAAAAGCGGTGCGAACGATAAATTTTTTGTCGGAGCATCAGATTACGCTGACTGGTTGCACTTGCAATTACTTGATTCGCGGACAGAAAAGAAAATGTCCACTTTCAATTCTGATTTGAAGATGCACGGGAATCGTAAAAAATGGCAAGACTTTATCAATGAAGAATTTGATGGTGACTACATCATTCAATATACAGATTCTTCTGGACTTATTGTTACAGAAGGTTTGAATTTCATTCGTTATGATGTGAATTCCAATTCTGTCTCAACACATACCTATGGTGATAAAATCTTTATTGAAAATGTTGAAGATATTTTTCTAAAGCATTTTGATGAAGTTACCTCATACATTGAGTGGGTGTACGGTGCAAATGGTGATAGCGTGAATGTTCCTTTGAATGCCGAGCGTTTGCCTGTTGATGAAATGTATCCGTTCCTCAAAGAACCATTGACTGACTACTATGACCGTTATCTGGAATCTAATGCAAACATTCTCTTGTTGATTGGACCACCAGGAACTGGCAAGACAACTTTCATCCGTGGTCTTCTTGCACACAGTAACTCCTCTGCTATTGTGACATATGATGCCGCAATTCTGGAGAAAGATTATCTGTTCGCACGATTCATTGAAGATGAAACTGGCGTGATGGTGCTTGAAGATTCCGACAACTTCCTGAAAGCACGGAGTGATGGTAACACCATGATGCACCGTTTCCTAAACGTTGGCGATGGTCTTGTTACCACAAAAGGTAAGAAGTTGATTTTCTCAACTAACTTGCCAAGTATCCGTGACATTGATCCTGCGTTGATTCGCCCTGGTCGTTGTTTTGACATTGTTTCTTTTGATTCATTGAAACAAAAAGAAGCCGAAGCATTGGCTAAGAAAATCGGTGTCAAACTTGATGGTAAGCGTGATAGCTGGACTATCGCAGAAGTGTTTAACAAACAAATTGAAGAAAAGAATACCCGCTCTGTGGGTAGCAAAATGGGTTTCGTTTAAGGAGTATATTATGGCTGTAAAACAATTTAGTATTAATCAAATCTCTAGTGAGGCTGACCGCAAGAAATTGCTTGATGCTATGAAAGAGTGTTCCAATTCTATGATTCGCATGGAAGGCGAAAAAGACTTTATCAAGGAAGCAATCAAAGAAATTTGTGATGACTTGAAGTTGCCCAAGAATATTGTGAATCGTCTAGTTAAAGTTTATCATAAACAAAACTATGATGAAGAAGTTGCTGTGCATGAACAATTTGAGCAATTGTATGAAACGATTGTAAAATAATGCCAACAAAAGATGAAATGTATAAGTTTCAGGAAGAGATTGAAAAACTCGTAGCTGGAACCGACTACAACTACATGGAAGCAATCATTGAGTATTGTAATCAAACTGGTATGGAGATTGAATTAGCCTCCAGTTTGGTAAACAAAGACTTGAAATCAAAAGTGGAAATTGATGCACAAGAACTCAATATGTTACCAAAAACACGTAGACTTCCTATTTGATTTGTGATATAATTATAGCATGACTGGTTATGAAGCATTCACCCTATATCATGTACTAAAATTGCATTTCACCTCTGAATATGACTTTTTTAAGTACAAGGGTAAAACAAATATTACCATAGAGACATTTGAGAAAAGAAAAGACAAGTACCATTTCTACAAGTTATCCCGCAAGTTTAACAATCGTAAAAATGACTACGTTGATTTTGTTATCTCAAATTTTCTACACAATGATAATTGTTGGGCAGGCACTTTGCTTGAAGACGGATCCGATGAAGTCAACATACGGCGTTTGGCTATCATTCAAGCATTGAGTTATAACTTTCAAAATGATTGTTCGGTGATTGGTGAGAGTGGTAGCATAAACGATTTATTAAAAACTGATGGTGAGTATCCAGAGTTATTGACGATGACTTTACAAAAAGTTATTCAGACTGAAACTTTGTGCATACTGAATTCAATGATGAATTTTCTTCCTATGTGGCAAAGAAAAATCTCAGATGATATTCGTTGGCCATCACTGCACAGAAAATGGATAAAATATTCTCCGTTTTTGAATTTTGATAAAAACAAGTTTCGTGAAATAGCATTGAAAGAATTGAAATGATAGAAAAGATTTATTTGGATATGGATGGCGTTCTTTGCAACTTTGAGCGCAGGTACTTTCAGTTATACAATGAACTCCCAGGTTCAATGCGTGACAGGAAAGATTTTAATTTACATTGGGACCACTTCATTGAGAACAAGCAATTTGAAACTTTGGAATGGTATCCTGGTGGAAAACAATTGGTAGATTTTTGCTTTAAAACAAAACTACCGATTGAGTTGTTGACTTCATCTGGTGGACAAAAACACCACAAAGAAGTTGAACGACAAAAAATTGTTTGGTTAGAAAACAATGGTCTTGGCAAACTAAAGGCGAACGTTGTTCCCGGTCGTAAGCACAAGGCTGAGTATGCTACACCAAACACTATTCTTATTGATGATACACAAGATATTATCCAGTCGTTTAATGCGGCAGGTGGTATTGGTATTCTTCACAAAGAAATTGGTAATACTTTAATGATGTTAGAAGACCGCATTGAAAGTGTGCTAAATACATGATACAATGAATCATGTGGATAATTTTATACAACGCATACAATTTATACAAAGGAAAATAATATGTCTTTCGCTAATCTAAAACGCAACCGCGACAGCCTTGATAAACTCACTAAGGCTATTGAGATCACCACACAAACTGCTGAGGCTGGCTCAAAAGATGACACCCGATTCTGGGCTCCAACTGTAGATAAATCTGGTAACGGCATGGCTGTTATTCGTTTTCTACCAGCACCTTCTATTGATGGTGATGATGGACTTCCATGGGTACGCCGTTTTGACCACGGCTTTCAAGGACCAGGCGGATGGTTCATTGATAACTGTTTGACTACAGTTGGTGATAAGTGTCCCGTTTGTGAACACAACTCTACATTGTGGAATTCTGGTGTTGAAGCAAACAAAGAAATCGTTCGTAAACAAAAGCGCCGCTTGAGTTACGTTGCGAATATCTATGTTATTTCTGATCCAAGCAATCCCGAAAATGAAGGTACTGTTCGCTTATATAAATTCGGAAAGAAAATCTTTGATAAGATTTCCGAAGTGATGAATCCTGAGTTTCCTGATGAAACACCTTTGAACCCATTTGACCTATGGGAAGGTGCTAACTTCAAACTGAAGATTCGTAATGTTGAGGGATATCGCAATTATGACAAATCAGAATTTGCTGATAAGTCTGCATTGCTTGATGGTGATGATGATAAATTGGAATCAATTTACACCAAAGAACATTCTTTGAAAGATTTTACGGACAAGAAACATTTCAAACCATATGAACAACTTAAGGCTCGCCTTGATAAGGTTCTTGGTTTTGAAGGTGATGCTGTTCCTAATATTCGTGCAGAAGATGTTGAATTGCCAGCAACAGTTACAAGAGCAAAAGCTCCTGTGTCTACTACTGTAGATGATGATTTGGATTACTTCAAGTCGTTAGCTGAACAATAAACTAAACTTCCTCAGAACTTAGTTTGCCCCGCCTAGTGCGGGGTTTTTATATTGGTCTTACGCCCGCGGCTGCTTGAAAGAACAACTCTAAGGCATCAATATTTGTAGCAGCCGCAACCGTTTGTGGTGCCGCACTTGATCCGCTATTATTGATTGTTTGTGGCGCACTAAATGCAATAACAGGAGGCTGTGAAGACGATTCTCTCATTGAAGAAGCTATTGCGGTGCTTGCTTGATTTAGTACTCCGCCAGATAATGCGGTTTGTATTTGTTCGGTTGAAATGGATGCTTTGTTGTTTCCTTTTCCATCATAATATGAACTACCAGTATATGGATTCGCTATAGAAGCGAATTCTTGTGATAGTGCATATTGTTGTTTTATAGGATCTGTTCCGCCTTGCTTCAATCTTTTATCAATTAATGTTTGTGCTAATTTATCTTGTGTGCCTTTATCAAACACATCATTCAACGTAAGTCCAGTATTTCCATATGCACCAGACATTAATCCGCTAAGAGTTTTTGGAATTATTTGATATCTTCCTGCCGCAAAAAGTTTTCCTTCGCTTTGCAATTGCATAACTTCACCAATTTTCATGTTAGATAGACCGGGCATTCCTTCTGGTGTATCTCCCGCCTTTCCTTTATTGGCGGCATCATAACCCATTTTTCCAGCTTCACCACCGGCAATAATATCTAATAGATTTGCTTTAGATGGAGAACTGCTTGAATTGCCACTTGCTTGTGCCGCATCTGCCATCATACTTAATCTCACTTGTTCATCACTCTTAACCGGAGTTGGAGATTTTGATTCAGTAACATCTTCTCTCATTACTTCATCATAAAGACCACCTTCACCAAAAATAAGTTTATATATTTCAATTAAATCATTTATAGCCCATATTGCTCCACCAACTGCGAATACGAGACTAAGACCGAAAGTCATCGGTGCGGCTGCAATTGATGTTCCTATTGCAACTATTCTTAGCATAGCCGCTTCACCAACTCTCTTTAATAATTTTGATTTGAATACATTCATCAATTTTGGATTGTTGGAAAGTTTTGTAAAGAATGCTTTAACCTTCTCATACATGGTTTTATTTTTTACCATTTCTCTTTTTTCGCCAACACTTCCAAAAGATGTTAATGGTTTACCTTCAGGAATTTTTGTCATAGGAGAAGGCGCTGTTGGCACAGGCGCTTTATACATTCCTGCAATTGCTTTAGCGCCACGGTATGCTGTATAACCTGCCAACCCGCCCTCAACTGCTTTATAACCTACTTTGTTGCCAATATCAATACCTCCTGCTCTAGGAGCATCTGGATCAACATTACTTCCAGAAGGATTTGGAACCCCAGCATTTTTTAATTGTTCATTAATAAATGCTCCTATTTCATCTTTGAAGTAATATGCTAAACCTAAAAGTCCGGCTGCGCCACCCATCATCATTAAGTTTTTTCCGTTTGAACTTGGTGGTTTAATACCTCCAGAAGGACCACCGCCACCTCCTCCGAGCAAACCTTTTCCTAGCAAAGCGCCTTTCAATACATTACCTAAAGTTTCAAGGGCTGATCTAATTACTGCACCAAGTTCCGTTACCAGTTTTGTTCCTAGTGTCAGTATTGCTACAGATATTGCTCCGACAGCCTTTACCAACGTGGACAATAATCCGCCACTGTCTTCTTTCTTTGGGACAGCACTTATTGCAACAGGAGAAACGCTTTTAGTTCCACCACTTTTTCCAAATTGACTTTCATATGCAGATTCTCTTGCGGCCGCATCTTTAAAGAACATATCTGCTCCTCTTGATGCTTTTCCACCACCCATAGTAACCAATTTCATAATGTTCTGACGCATGACATTCATGTCTCTAGCCATTGCATTATTATTCATTGTATTTTTTGCAATGATAGAAAGTTGCGCTTCTTGATTTTTTGATGAAATCATTAGCGCATTCAATGCCTGAGATTGCATTCCGGTATCAGTAAGAGTTTTACCGGAAGATGTTTTGTTTAGTGCAGAATAACCTTTACCAAATATTTTTTGACCTATCGCAGAAGTTATTCCGGAGCCACCAAAAAGGATGTTTCTTGGATCAAGACGTTCTTTTGTTCGCTTAAACATAGTAGAGCCCAAAGAGGACAAAACTCCTTTGCTCTTTAATTCTTGCTTATAAACATCCGTAAAAGTTGCCATTTTTATCTTTTCTTACTTTGCATTTGTTGTTTTATTTTTTCATTTTCTTCTTCAATATATCGCATTAGCATACTAACATAAAGGCTTTTTTCCCAAGGCACTAAAGATTCTATGTCACTTAAGGAATATTTATGATGTTGCATCAAAGCAAAGTTTGTTTGATAATGATTTGATAGGCTATCATGCCTAAATGTCACACGAAAAAACTTTGTACTCCCTCCAACACCACTTCTTCCTGATACTCACACTTATTGCATTTGAAGTTGAGTGTCTTTTTCATTTTAGGAATAGTTTCAAAGAAATCTTGTATTTTTTGGAATTGGTCTCTAGTCAAACTATCCACAAAATCTATTAATTCTGTTTCGGAAACATCTTTAGCATAATATAAAGTTTCTTCATCGTAGATGTAATCTATACAGTTGGTAACCATTTTTTGTATGGCTTCTGTTTCAGACTGCGTATCCATTTTTTCCATGGTTTTGAAATCTGGATATTTCATAACAACACCAAGTTTTGAAGTTAGTTGAATTTTTTGTGAATGATTTTCATTCTCTTCCGGTTCAACTTCTAGTGCATTGAAACTCAATTTAATGATGTTGTTGCACTTCTTTTCGTTTCCTTCATTATCTTTAACATCGTTATTGCATTTGTATTGCAAATCAATTATCTCACCAATAGACCTTGCTCTCAATTGCAAAAACATATATTCCAAGTCTAGTATGGGCAAATCATCAACGTTGATATTTTCCACACAGCAGTTTGTCACAATCTGCTTAATCGCTAAAAGAATGGATTTTTCATCCTCAGATTCCATAGCCATCAAAAGAATTTTTTCTTCTTTAACTAAGAATGGTCTAATCTTTACTTTCTTTTTTAATAATGGCAAAGTAATTTCATATAAAGGCACATCAATTTTAGGTAACATATAATCTCCAAATAATTAAAATAATCTTCTCACAGCTTCAGCCGTTCCTCTAATTTGTGATTGTAGAATTTGAGAAACTGGTACTCCTGCAACGGAAGAACCGAGAAGTGCAGCCGCAGCCGCACCAAGGTCATAGTCGCCTTCATAAATTGTTTTAAATTTTTGATAAGCAAAATTGACAGTCAATCTATGAAAGCCGTCATCTGACCAAGCTAATGGTTGCGCTGAGATTCCAATGGGAAAAGCATCAAATAATTCTACTGCATAAATCTGTTTGATAAAGTCATCGTACTGAACAATCTTAATGTTTGTCATGTATGATGTTTCACGACCTTTTGGAAATCTAGCGTTGTTCGTATCGTTAGGAACGATTGCTTCTAGCCAACGGTCAAATAGTTTTCTCTCATAGAATTCGTTTGTGCAAATCCAAGTCAATTGTATTCCGTCATCATATTGTGCTTTGTATGGAACTTTGAAACTTGGACCATAAATTTCAACATCATTGGTGTTTAATGTCTTTCCTGGCAATGACGCACTTTCACATTGAAGTGCTAGATATCTGGAAATAGATGAATTGTATGATTGAGTTTGTTCACCGCCAAGCACTCTTGCGGTAACATCAGAGAAAATTGAGTTTGGCAGATTTAAGATTTGCTCAAGCAAACCATTCTCAACAAACTTGCCAATGTATTGTGGTATCGGTAATATAACTTGAAAACGACTTGGACGGGCTAAGCCTTCTTTAGCTTTTATGTTAGCTAAAAATAATTGGGGTAAAAATGACATTAGAATTTTTTCCTAGAATCGGCCCAGACTTTGTGTTTTGTTGCCTTTTCAAATTGTTCAACCGGTAATAGGGCGGCAATGTCCCACTCATCAGCTGGAATTTCAACAAATCTAGATTGCACATGAGAACCTAGATATCGCTTAATGCAAGGTGTTGCTTCATATGCTTTTGAGAATGCTGCCAGCATTTGATAATTTAATCTTAGCTTAGTTTGTGCATCAAAGCGATTATCGGTGGCATGTTCGCTCAATTTATCCAAAAGAATGATACGTTGCTTTGGGTGAATGTAATGTAAATTCAGCCCTAGAAAACCGTCTGGGTATAGTTGTATTGGTAGAACCAATGGGAACTTGTCGTAATATGGCAACTTATCCTTCGTTTTTGGGTCATAATAAAAATAGTACATGTGACCGATAAAATGTGAGGTTGTCTGTCTCTCACGGTCCTGCATTAACTTTTGGGGCGTTGGCTTTAAATCGCCAATCTTTGAACGTAACCAATCACGGGCTTGTCTACTACGAGCCGTATAACCAGTCTTTTGCAACTGCTGATTGATTCTATCCATTAAGTAAGCCATGAATGTATTTATTACGCTTTAAATGCCTAAATCTTTTTCCGTAATTATTTTAAATTCCCAGCCGTGGGTCTGGCAGAATTCATCGGCTGCTTTCCATTTCATTTGATTGACAACATAAGTAATGGATTCTTTTATGTATTGTTTGGTCTTACGCTTTTGTGTTGGTTTTTTGGTCTG